GCGGCCGCGTTTATCGACCAGCTTCCACCCTGGTATTTCCTCGCCTTTATCGACGAGGGATTTGGCGTGAGCGCGAACGGCGGTGATCCATTCGTCGATCAGGTCCGCTTCTTCAAGAACCCGAGACAGTTGAAGCAGGGTCATCCGGTCCGGCCGGGGCGGTACCAGATCCGCGTTACCGAACTCGGTTCGCGCCGCGACAAGGGCGCGCTCCCGCAGCGCCGGGCAGTCGCCCGAGGCGCGGCAGAAGCGGCAGTGATCGCCGGCGATCCTGGGCGCTGACGGATCGAGCGCGGCTTCCGCGATCTCGATCAGATCAGCCGCCAGATCCTGTACCTCCGCGACCGTCATGATGGTGCGTTGCGGCGGCCCGAGGGCCGGCTGGACGACCACCAACTCGATCTGGGTGATCTCGTGGGCGAGCCCGGTGGGCAGGCTGTGCAGGGCGCCGAGGCCGTATCCGCCCAACTGGAGATTGACCCTCCCATCGGCACGGCGGACGGGGACGGGCACCCCCCGGCCGGTCTTGAAGTCGGCGACGTATAAGGTCGGCGGGGCGATGATCACCGCGTCGGCGGTGCCCCAGTAAAGCTCCGAGAGGGCGGAGAGTTCGAACGCCTGCTCCAGCAATAACTCACCGCCGAGACGATCGTGCGCCGCCTGGACTTCGATCTGATAGGCGAGGATCATCTCCGCGCCCTCCGGGTCTTCAGGCAGAGCGTCGAGAGGGTTCAGCCCTTCCTTGATGCACGCCGGCGCCAGTGCATGGAGATCGGTTCCGCGTTGGGCGTAGACGGAGGTGGGGTTTGGCCGACCTTCCTCGGCCGCCATGCTGCCTGGACAGCAGTAACGGCGTTCAAGGGCGGACATTCCGAGGGGAGAATGACCCCGCGCGGGTGGCGTGTCGTTCACGCCCCATACTCCGCGAGAACCTTCTGGGCTTCCTCGGCGATCGCGGGCCATGTCGCGGGGTCGCACTCGGACAGGCGACGCGCGCCGCCACGATTCTCCAGGATGTTGGTGATCGCCTTGACCTTGAGCGGATGCACCGCGCCGACTTTGCTCAACAGAGAGCGCATGGCGGGCTCATCAAGGGTCTCGGGAGGTGGAGGCGGCGAGGGGGCCAGTGGCGTTGAATTAACGGGCGCCTCCGCGCCATTGGTTTTCGCCCTGGAGCGTGTTGGTTTTGGCGGCAAAGGCGTCGGAGCGACGGCGGGTGCTTCGGGCTTCGGCGCGGGCGGCGGAATACCCTCTGTCATGGGGTAGTCGCCATCGACCGGCTCCAACAACCGTGAAGGGCCGGCTTCGTCCTTGGTGACGCCTTCCGGGCCAACAACGATGGGCCCAGCGGACTCCGGTGAAGGCCACGGCGCCGCTTTCAGCTTCGCGCGAGAGAGGAGCACATACATCAGCTCCTCCTCGGTCAGGTCGATCACGCAGTTAATGGTTATACTCACGAAGTCTCCTCCAAAAGTTGTGTGACGATCCGCCGCTTGCGGCGGACGATGTCGGCGACCCGGGCGTCGATAGAGTCCGCGACGGTCAGGATGGAGACACGCACGGGGCGGGCCTGGCCGGCGCGATACAGACGCGCGATGGCCTGGTCGATGCTCGCCGCCGTCCAGTCGGTCTCCAGGAATATCGCCCGGCGGGCGCTCTGGAGATTGAGACCGAACCCGGCGACGCGGACGGAAGCCACGAGGACGCGCGCCGTGCCAGCCTCGAAGGCGGCCAGGGCGCCAGCGCGTAGCGCCGGTCCCGTCTCGCCCATCAGGAGGCGGGCGCCAAAGTGATGGCAGGCGTCGGCGACGGCCTGGAGAGCGGCGACGTGAACCCCGAAGAGGACGATACGATCAGCCCCACCTTCAATCTCGCTCCTGATCAGATCAATCGCGGCGCGGGATTTGGCCAGCGCGAGGACGCGGCGGGTGCTGGCGAGCGGCAACAACATCGCGTTGAGCCGCTGCCACCCCGCCTCGTCGCCGCCCTCGATCTGGGTGAGGATAACATCTAACTCATTCCGTTGTCGATCTGTCATCGTCGCCTCGACCGCCCGGCGGTCGGCGGGGCTGATCTCGACGGGCAAGGTGTCAACAGTCAGCGGCGGCAGGTCGGTGACATCGGACAGTTTCACGCGAGAGGCGCATTTCGAGAGGATGGTGCGCAACTCTTCTGTATTACGGGCACCTACTATGACGGGACCGAATGTCTTTTGGATAGTGACGCAATACCGTTCGAGGAAGAGGGCTTTCTGGACGCGACCGGGGATAAGGTTGGGGAAAAGGCGGCTGAGGTGTGGATGGAGCTCGTCAGGGCTGTTGAGCACGGGCGTTCCCGTGGCGATCCAGACCCGGCTCGATCGAGTATATAAAGCGCCTTTACTGTAGATGGTCGCGCCGTAAAACGCGCGGGTCCGCGCGGCGCTACCATGACCGAGGGCATGACCCTCGTCGCAGACCATGGATTCCCAGAATAGCTTGTAGAGCTGTTTCCAGATCTCGACCCTTCGCATCAAATCGTAGCTGACGATGACGATGTCGGCGGTGTCATCGACGATCGATTTGCCGTTGGTGATCCGCTGGACGCGGACGCCAGGACGCCAGGCGGCGATGTCGGCGAGGGTCTGCGGGATCAGGACGGATTGCGTTATCCACAACTGACGCCCGCCCACGGTCGCTCCGGCGCGGATCAGCGCGGCGGTCTTGCCGGTCCCCATGTCCCACAGCAGCAGGAAGTGGCCTTTGACGAGGGCCGGGATGACCGCGCGTTGATGCGCCCAAAGGGCGAGTTGAGAGGTCACCATTCGTCGGTCTCGACAGGTTCCGGTGCCCGCTCCGGCGCGGGCAGACCCGACGCGAGTATCCCCACGATTACTGAACGCAATATCAAGATCCTGCCGGACAAACGGATGGCGGGTAGTTCACCCCTGGCGACCTGGCCGTATATCGTTCTCGGCGGGACGCCAAGAACACGAGCGGCCTCCGCGACCGAATACGTGTGAGAAGGCAGTGCGCTGTTCATGTGGAGCGTGTAACAGGTAGCGCGTATGGCAACAAGGGGAAAAGTGATGCGGTTCACGAAAGAGAACACGGAAGGCGCTGACGACGAGGACATCGCGCAGATGAATGAGCGCTACCATCTGGTTGCGGACGGCATAAAACCGGAAACCGTTAGCGCGACGTTCTTCGATAATCTGGCGGAGATAATCAGGCACGAGGTGCTGGTGGGGAAGCGGTTGAAAGAGGCTTTCCGGGACTATCAACGAAAAGGTGGCGGTAGTGGCGAATAAATAGGTTGCATTATGATCGTGAAGGGTTCATATAGGTTTGGTCAACACGATGAAGGACTGAACATATGGACGATTTCCTCACGCTCCTCTTCCCCAACGAGACACGCACGACGGCGGAAATCGCCGCCGCTGTTGAAGCCCTGGTGGTCGAGGATCGTGCCCGCGTCGCGTCGGTGAAGGCGGCGCTGGTGGTAAAGGCTTCCGCGCCGCGCTGCTCGCGCTGCGGCGGAACGGGCCGCCTCTCCCAGTTCATGCACCGCGCCAACGGCGTGTGCTTCGCCTGCGGCGGCTCCGGCGATGCCTAAAGAAAAACCGGCGGCGTGGGGGACGCCGCCGGAGAAGTGGGGGTGTGACGAATAACGAGTGGAAAAGGAATGTAAGCAGATGAAAACGAGCAACGCAACGCTGATGACGAAATGCACGGAGTGTGGAGGCGCGGGGATGAGGACGCACGATCACCCCAACGACCCATGGGCGAAGACCTGGGAATGCCGCGAGTGCGAAGGGACCGGCGAGGTCGTGGCTTCTTGCGAGTGCTGCCAGCGTGACGCGGTGGAAGCGTTCGACGGGCTGATGCTCTGCTCCGTATGCGCGGAAGAGCAGCGGCTCGATTACGCGATGGAAGCGGCGGAGTACCGGTCGTGAGCGGGCGCCTGACCGCTTACGACATCCGGATGATGCTGCTCGAACTGGATTGCGCGGTGAGGTTCAGGCTCCAGCCCGACACACACGCGGGTTGCATCAACTCGGTGCGCGACACGCTGCTCCGCGCCAGCCTCGGAGATGTGACGGTGGAGAGGGAGGAAAAGCCATGAGCGAGGACATGGAGCGGGTGGTGGGGATCATCGAGGATGACCGTTCCCGCCGCCTGGGCGCGGCGCTGACGGCGTTGCGGTGGACGTCAGGGGATCTGGCCGAGGTGCTCGGCATCGGCGTCTCCACCGCTCGCAGGTGGCGGGAAGGGCTATACCCGGTCCCGGACGCCGTCATGGCCTGGATCGAGGGGCTGGCGGGAGCGGTGGCGGCCGCGGGGCCGCCGCCGGTGCGGGTGAAGATCGGACATCGGCCGTCGAAGGAAATGGACGAGTGGGCTGAATGGGGCTGACGGGACGGGAGAGGATCGGGGAAGGGCGACGGGAGACCGTCGCCCTTTTCGCGTCCATGGTGCGGACTGGTGAGAGGGACGGGTGAAATGACAGAGAAAAACGAAGATCGGACACGGGGACTGAATCTCAGGAACATACCTGGCCTGGTGGCGATGCTGGCCGTTGATCGGTGGTGCATCTGGTACTGGCGGGTGCTGATCCGAAAGGACGGGACGAAGGGCAAGACCAAGGTGCCGGTGGTCCCCGGAACGGGACGGAACGTCCGCGTCAACAGCCTGGAAGGCATGGCCGGTTACGACCGGGCGGCGGTGGCGGTGGAGCTCGAGGACGCCGCGGGGGTTGGCTGGCGGATGGAAGGGGATGTTGGGCTGGCGGCGCTGGATCTCGACCACTGCCGCGATCCAAAGACAGGGAAGATCGATGCGTGGGCGCTGGCGATCCTGGCGGCGGCGCCAGGGGCTTATTGGGAGGTGACGCCCAGCGGAACGGGGATACGGATCATCGGACGCCTGGGAGGGCCTGGAGGGCCTCCAGGGGCGTTCCAGGGACGGTTACGGGTGAAGGCATGGGTGGATGGTCTGGGGCCTGACAGCGCCGAGGAACGGGCCTGGTGGGGCGAGGGGACCATCCGGGCCGGCGCGGCGGTGGAGATATTCCACGCCTGCGCCCGGTTTTTAACGGTCACGGGATGGAACCCGGCCGGGGATTGCACGGCCGATATAACGCCCGTCGTGGAATGGCTGATGGAGCGGGCGGAGCAAGGGCGGACCATCGAGGGGAAGGTGGAGCGGGCCGATGACGATGGGCTGTCGCTGCGGGGGCATATCGAGGACGCCGTCGCGGCCCTCGGGGTTATCCCGAACGAGGACGTGGGGTGGGATGACTGGTCGAAGATCGGAATGGCCGTCTGGGGCGCGACGGGCGGGAGCGAGGACGGATACGAGGCATTCAGGGAGTGGTCGGAGAAGTCGGGGAAACACGACGATGGGAGTTGTCGCGAGCGGTGGGATCACTGGATGCGTTCGCCGCCTGATCGTATCGGGATCGGGACGTTGCTGTATGAGGCCAACAAGGCGGATCCGGAGTGGGTAAAGCCCTCGCGGAGGGGGAAGGGGGAGTCGGGAGCCTCGGGGATCCCGGATGGTGGTAGCGGCCCGCTCACCGAGGGGAGAGTGGCGGACGCCTTCACCCGTGCTCACGCGGACCAGCTCCGGTTCGATCACACGAGGGGACGGTGGTCGCTGTGGGACGGGACACGGTGGCGGAGGGAAGAGACGAAACTGGCCTACCGCTGGGCGCACGCGGAAGCGCGGAAGATGGCGCGAGGCGGAAAGAACAACGTGGTTGTCACCGCTGGCAAGGCGGCGTTCGCGGCGGGAGTGGAGCGGCTCGCCCAGGCGGGAGAAGCATTCGCGGTTACCCATGAGGTGTGGGACGGCGACGCGTGGCTGCTGGGCACGCCGGGGGGCGTCATCGACCTGCGGACGGGGCGGATGCGCCCGCCGCGGCCGGAAGACTACATCACGCGCCTGACGGCGGTGGCGCCCGCCTTGGGGGAGGATTGTCCCCTCTGGTTGAAATTCCTCGAGGAAGCCACCGGAAATGATCCGGGGATGATCGGATTCCTCCAGAGATGGTTCGGCTACTGCCTTACCGGGATCACGCGGGAACATGCCCTGGTGTTCATCCACGGCGACGGCGGGAACGGAAAGGGAGTGGTGATGAACACCATCTTCGGAATCCTGGGGGATCACGCCGTCAACGCGGCCATGGAGACGTTCACCGTGACCCGCGGGGACAAGCATTCGACGGATTTGGCCATGTTGGACGGGGCGCGGATGGTCATGGCGTCGGAGGTGGAGGAAGGGCAGACCTGGGCGGAGGCGCGGATCAAAGCGGTGACCGGGGGAGACCCGATAACCGCCCGTTTCATGCGCCAGGACAACTTCACCTTCACTCCACGGTTCAAGCTGACGATCAGCGGCAACCACAAGCCGGCGCTGCGGGGCGTGGATAACTCCACCCGCCGCCGGTTCAATATCGTGCCATTCACGCGCCGGCCCGCCGTGCCCGACCCGGAGCTGTCGGAGAAACTGAAAGCGGAATGGCCAGGCATCCTCCGGTGGATGATCAATGGGTGCCTGGAATGGCAGCGGGTTGGGCTCGGGGCGCCCGCCTCGGTCGCGGCGGCGACGGATGATTATTTCGAGTCGCAAGATTTCTTCGGCCGGTGGATCGAGGACCGATGCAACCTTGGTTGGGGCCTCAAATCCACGCCGGCGGCGCTTCTGCGCAGCTTCGAGGACTGGTGCAGGGAAAACAGGGAAGAGATGACGGACAGCCGCCGTTTGAGGGGGGCGTTGGAGAAGGTCAAAGGGGTTTACTACGTAAAAACCGATGGAATCCGCCATGTTAGCGGGATTGAACTGAAGGGGACGACGGCCGCCAAGGATGATGCCGCGACAGATAAGGCCCCCGGAGACTTTTGACATTACGCAATTACGGGCAGGGAAGGGCGGGTCAAATACATGAGGCTCTACACCCATGTGCGCGCGCGCACGTGTGAACACTATTGTATATGACCCGCCCTTCCCTGCCCGGAATTGTTGAAAGATAAACTATGACCCTCATTCTTGGGATCGATCCCGGCGTGAATGGCGCGGCCGCGCTGATACGAGTGGAGGCAGGCATCATCGCCCGATGCCATATCGGGCCGGTCATTCTGACGCTCCCACTCCCGGCGGGTCTCATTGTCGTCGAAGCCCAACACGCGAGCCCCCAAATGGGCACACGCTCGGCCTTCACCCTCGGGCAGGCATATGGGGCCGTGCGGGGCTTCCTGGCGGCGTCGGGTCATCCGGCGATCGTCTATGTCCAGCCGGCGGTATGGCGGGGCTCCTACGGGCTCGCGGGAGGCGCGGCGGGCAAACAAGCCGGCGTCGCCATGGCCAGGGATATCCTCCAACAGCCCGATCGATCCCTGACGCACGACCAGGCGGATGCGGTCTTGTTGGCCTGGTGGGGCTGGCGGAATGTGATCCAGAAGTAGTGAAGGCCCCTTTCGGGGCCTTTCTGGTTAAAGAGGATTATTCGCGAGCGTCTCACGGGCTCGCGCGTAGCGGGCGAGGGCTTTCCGGTAATCGTCGCGCGCCGTGTCGCGCCGACAACGCAGTGCCTCGTTTTCCCGGTCATACGTTCCGGCGGGGACATGGCCGCGCGCTTCGGCGCGACGGTTGAGGGTGATTCGGTGTGTCGCTTCCTCGGCCTCATCGGCATGGCGCGCCATGGCCAGAACAGCGGCTGAGACGTCGCGGATAAGCGCGTTATTGTTGCTCATGCCGCCGCCCCGTTTTTCTTGAACACGATGCCGGCGCGGCGTTTCGCGGCGCGCGCCTGTGTGGAATGGTTTGGGATGACAATGTTCCGCTTTCCCTTGCCCGCGGTCCCCGAACAGAGCTGGCAATGGTCGCATGTGGTCGCCTTGCCACCTTCCTCCGATGCCGGGCAGAGCGACTCGGTCGCTTCCTTCGTCCAGCCAACGGCGGGGGCGACGCGGAACGTACGCCAGCCGGCCGCCTGAGCCTCGGCCGCTTCCTCGAGCGTATCAACGCTGGCCATCACGTACGCCTTCAACCAGGCGAAGCGGCTATCCTTCCACTGATGGGTGTAACCGGTCCGGCCGGCACTCTTGCTTACCATGGCCTCCCAGATCCGTTGGGGGACGGCGGCTGGATCACCATACGTGCCGAAGCGGATCAGCAGGTCTTCGAACGCATCGGCCAGGTCTGCTTCGGCGCAGGTCTCATAATGATCACGCGTGTGAGCTTTATAGACAACGGAAACACCTTGCCCAAGGCTCACATAGCACTCACGCGTGCCTTCAACTCTCATACCCTCGTCATCGCGCAGACCCTGATGTCCGCAACCGCCGCAAATGGCCTTGTCCGCGCCGGTACGGGAAGCTTCAACCGGATGCATGTCATCGCGGAGGATATAGGTTTGCAGCAATTCCGCACCTGTCTTCTTGTTTGACGATCCCTTGAAGCCGGTCACGATCATGACGATCGGCTCGCCGGTTAGCATTGATGGTCCCTGATATACGATCATGACTGTTTGTCCTGTTTGACTGTGTGAGCTGTTTGACTGCTTGACCCGACTTATATGGACTTGTTGCGTTCATGGTCAACAGGTATTTTGGGGTCGGACGAAGATAGTTGGCGATGCGGGTCTAATGTGGTATCGGGATACTCAGTATAAATAAAGAGACAGAGTCCCTTGGCTGCTTCTGGTAACAATCTTGAACAGAAACGGCGAGTTCCGCCGAAAGCATGGAAGCCCGGACAGTCTGGCAATCCTTCTGGTCGCCCCAAGGTTTACAAGGATATTCAGGAGCTGGCGAAGGTTCACACACCGGCGGCGATCGCCGCGCTGGTGTTGTCGCTGCAGGACGAACGAACGCGCGTGCCGGCGGCTGTCGCCTTGCTGGATCGCGGTTGGGGCAAGCCCTCGCAGTCCCTTGATATAAACAGCAATTCAACCATTGAACTCCACTTAGTGGCGGCTCGGGCTATCTCTCAGACTCTGATCGATCAGCAGTCAACGCCAGATATCCCAACGATTGAGTCCACATCTACAGATATGCCAACGGAATGATAGTGCAATGAACACGCATCTAATCATGGAGTGTGTCCGCATACGTCCGTTTGGAGAGGTGGCCGATGACAATCATCAAGCCACAATCAGCATGATCGCGCGATCGGGCGCATACGCGCGTGCACGCGCCCAGGCGCGCGGGCGGGCGCCCGCCCCCCTGCCCGCGCGTGTGGCGATGGCACTGGCACCCCTCTTAAATTTCCCCACACCATTTTCAAAACACGTTACGAAAAAGCAACTTCTCTGATGTCCATTGGCATCATACAGCGTATCGAAAGGCTCTTAAGGGTTCTTCCCCCCGCGATGTTATTTTTGTTCCTGCTTAACATCGTTTTCATGGGTGTCGTGTTGTTCGTGTTCTCTCACAATACCGAAGCCCGCAATATCTTGTTGCAGGCGATCATCGATAAGTGCCTGGGCCGATGAGCACCACCACCACCCTCGCCACGAACCCGTTCCACGCGGCGATCGAAAAGTATGCCCGCGCGCCGATCGCCTTCGTGCGGGATATTCTGGGTGTGGAGCCAGACCCATGGCAGCTGGACGCACTGCGCGCGGTGGCGCGCGGGCATACCCGCCTGGCCATTCGCTCGGGGCATGGCGTCGGCAAGACCTGCTTCGCCGCGTGGCTGTGTGTATGGTTCATCTGCACCCGCGCGCCGTTCAAGGTCGCCATAACCGCGCCGTCCTCGAGCCAGTTGTTCGACGCGCTATGGCCCGAGTTCATCAAATGGTTGAACATTCTTCCTTCCGGCTGGCGCGATCTGTGGGATATTCGCTCCGATCGCGTCACGCTCAAGGCCGATCAGGAATGCTTCGTCACCGCGAGAACCTCGAGACCCGATACGCCGGAAGCAATGGCGGGGCTGCACTCAGCGCATATTCTTCTCATCGCCGACGAGGCCAGCGGTATCCCCGAATCGGTCTTCGAGGCCGCCTCGGGCTCGATGTCATCGCATGGCGCGATAACCCTTCTGATCGGTAACGCGACCAGATCGACCGGCTTCTTCTACCGCGCCCACATGATGGAGCGGGACCGTTGGTATACCCAGAAGGTCTCCTCGGCCTCTTCCAAACGGGTCACCTCGGAGTTCGTGGACGAGATCGCCAATCGCTACGGCATGGACTCGAATGCTTTCCGCGTTCGCGTTCTCGGCGAGTTCCCGCTCGCCGACGATAATACGCTTATCGGCGCCGACCTCGTTGACAGCGCCATGCTCCGGGATATCGAGATCGACCCCCTCGCCATCGAGATCTGGGGCGTCGATGTCGCGAGATTCGGCACCGACGCTTCCGTTCTCGTGAAACGAAAGGGGCGGGTCGTTACCGAAATGCCGCGCGCCTGGCACGGCCTGGACACCATGCAACTGGCCGGCGCCATCAAGGCGGAGTGGGATATCAACACTTCCAACAATCGCCCTTCCCTCATCTGCATCGACGTGATCGGTATCGGCAGTGGCGTCGTCGATCGCCTGCACGAGCAGAATCTGCCCATTCTCGGCGTCAATGTCTCCGAAACCGCCTCAACCACTGGTAGATACGCACGCCTACGAGACGAGTTATGGGTGCGCTGCAAGGAGTGGCTAGGCAACCGCAACGTGCGCCTGCCACGCCATGATCGCCTCCGCGACGACCTCCTCATGCCGCGTTATTCCTTCCTGAGTGACGGCAGGCTCCAGGTCGAAAGCAAGCAAAGCATGCGTTCTCGCGGCCTCCCCAGCTGCGATCACGCCGATGCGCTGAACCTTACGTTCTGCGAGCAGGGGCTGGGTGTCGGGTCCGGCATGACCTCTGGCCTGTTCGACAAAGCCCCCATGCACATGAGCCTCGCCGATGGAGACCTCGTATGAATGACGCGCCATGGCCGCCGGTGGATGATAATCCGAAGCATCGTGAGATCATGGAGAACTGGGCGCGCCGCATCGTCCAGGAGGTGGCGGATGAACTGGCGAAAGGGGTCGTGAAGGAACTCGGTGAGATCTTCCTGACGCAAAAGACGATCAATATCGGCCTCGATGACCGGATGTCGGTCCTTGAGCGGGCCTTCGAGGCCAGGAAGAAGAGACTGAAATGAACCAGGATCTGGCCCAACGGGAACCGTGGATCGGGCCTCCCGTCCCCGTGCTGCCGATCGGCGCCGATGATACCCTCCTCGACCTCCTCGCGCGTGACCTCGAGCCACTCGCGACGGATCATCGGTTTCATCCCCCGATTTACTTTTACGACCACCACATCCGGCACTTCGAAGCGAGGCGCGCCGCCGATGAGAAGGCGCGTGAGCGTGGCGAGGCGGCCCGTGTTCGCGCCATCGAGCAGCATCGGCTGGCCAAACTGGCGCGAGAGGAGATGCTCGCCGCCCTGGTGGAGAGCCGCCGGAGCACCCAGGCGGGGTGGATAGCCATGCTGGCCGCCGCCGCCGCCCGCGTCAGGGGCACGCCATACGAGGGAACCCTCCTCCCTGATCTGGAGCGCGACATGAAAACCATCGCCGGTTGGTCCCTCGACGAAGATTTCCCCGCCCGGCTCGATAAAGAGCGTTTCGAGGCCGCGTTCGAACGCCGTCTCGCGGAGTGTAAAACATGAGCGCTACCCTCGCCCCTCCACCCCCTCCACCCCAGAGCGGCCTCCTGGCGCCCCAACAGATCGCCAACACCAACGGTCCCACGCCCCTGCCCAATATCCCCAACCTCATTCCCCAGGGGATGCGGCCCACCCCTCTGTCCGCCTCCCCCTCCGAGCAGATGCTGGCGTTCCTTCTCCCCCCGAAACACGACGGCGACGATCCGCCCGACAGCGACCAGTCTCTCCCCGCTCCTCTCCGCCGTTACGCCACCGGCCTGCGCCCGACCCTAAAACCAACAGCTTCGCCCTGGTCCCAGGAGATCGTCTTCGAGCGTCTCGGTAAAACCGATGTCGAAATCAACGCCGTCGCCCGTTTCTATTACAAAACCGCCCAGAACTATGACGCTTACCTGTCCCGCGAGCGGGTCACCGCCTCCAATTACTACGCCGGTCTGCCCGATGGACCGCTGGAAGATGGCCGCTCCAAGCTGACGATGACCGTCGTGCGCGACACCATCCGCCAGACGCTCCCCTCTCTCCTGCGTATCTTCACCGGCGTGGAAGATCCGGTCTCCTTCCAACCCCTCTCCTCCGATCACACCACGGCCCAAAACGATCAACTCGCCACATCCCTCGCCAGGCAGGCGACGGACTACGCGCGCTGGGCGCTGTTCACCGCCAACCCCGGCTGGACCATCCTCCACGACGCACTCCTCGACGCCCTGACCCGCAAGGCGGGCTGGGTGCGGTGGCACTGGGGGTCTTCGAAGCACACCCGCACCGAGGTCGCCCACGGCCTCTTACTCCCCCAACTTCAAATGCTGCTGTCCGAGCCCGGCATCGAGGCGTCCCGCATCGTCAGACGCCCGATGACGCCGGCGGAATCCCAGGCTCTCGCCAAAACCCCCGAGGGCCGGATGTATCTCCAACAAGGCGCGCCCGCCGAATACTGGAGCGCCACGATCACCCGGAGCGCCACCCAGGCGTGGCCTCAGGTCTCTCACGTCCTCACCGAAAGCGTCTGGATCGACCCCTCCGCCGCGTCCGTCGAGACCGCCCCGGCCCTGTTCATCGTCCAGGACTCGACCGTCTCCGACCTGATCGAGGCGGGCCTGCCGGAGGACAAGATCCTCGCCAATATCGCCTCGGGACGTGGCTCCGCCGGGCGGCAACGGACCGAACTCATCGCGCGGTCCAACGCCCAGGGCCACAACATCGCGGGCAGCCCGCCCAACGATAAGTCCCAGTCGATCGTGCGCCACGTCGAGGGTTGGATCCGCTGCGACGCCGATGGCGACAACGTCTCGGAGCTGCTGCACGTCCATCTCCTCGGCGCCTCCCAGAACCTCGTCATGTGGGAGCGAGCGGATGAGATCCCGCTCGCCTGCTTCACCCCCTATCGCGAGCCAGGCAGGGTCATCGGCCAGAGCCAGGCCGACATGGTCATGGACCTGCAACGGGTCGAATCCCGCGTCATGCGCGGCGTGCTGGATTCCTTGGGTCAGTCAATGTTCCCGCGCACGACCGTCGTCGTGGGCCAGGCCAATCTCGCCGACACCCGCCAGACCGCGATCGGCGGCATCATCCGCGTCGCCCAGCAGGGCGCGGTGGCCGAGCTGACCAAGCCGTTCATGGGGAAAGAAGCCCTGCCGATCATGGCGGTGCTCGAAACCATCCGCGAATCGCGGACCGGCATCACGCGGGCCTCGTCGGGTCTGACCGTCGATGAGCTGCAATCAACGGCCCCGATCGCCGTGTCCCAACAGTCCTCCGCCGCCCAGGACAGGCTCGACATGGTGGCCCGCACGCTGGCCGAGACCGGGCTGGCCCCGCTCTACAAGGGCCTCCTGAAGATGCTGGCGCGCCAGCAGGACCGTCCCAACGTCATTCGTATCCGCCAGCAGTGGATACCCATCGACCCGCGCGCGCTCGCCACCCAATGGGAGACGGCGGTCAATGTCGGCGGCAAGGGCATGCCCCAGGAGCGGTTGCAAATGCTCAGCGCCATCGCCCAGAAGCAGGAGCAACTGATCCAGCAGGGCGGGCTCGCCAACCCCCTCGCCGGCCTGCCGGAGTATCGCAACACCCTCGCCCGCATGCTGGAGACGGTGAACATCGCCGATATCAGCTCCTACTTCAAAGCCCTGCCGCCCGACTTCCAACCACCTCCCACCCCGCCGCCGCCGCCCAATACCGACCTCATCCTCGCCGACGTGCAGAACAAGAAGACCAACGCCGACATCGAGAACACCCGGGCGGATCAGCAGACCAAACGCGCCTCTCTCCTCCTCGAGGACGACCGCGAGCGGGACAAATCCGCCCTCGATGCCTGGGTGAAGGCGTGGGTGGCGGGGGCGACCTCCAACATCGTCGTCCCCTCCCTCGACGAGTTCAAACAGGCGATGAAAAGCAACGCCCCGGCGGTTGGATTGCTGTCGGATCTGCCGCCGCCCACCAGCCCCCAGCCGCCCGCTGTTGGAGCCCCACCGCCCCAACAACCCCGCCCCGGCCCGCCTCAGCCCACCATGATGCCTCCTGGCCCTCCCCGGCCACCCATGATGGCGCCACCCCAGCAGCGCCCCATGGCCCCTCCCCCAGGCCCCATCAATCCAGAAGCCGCCAATGCCATTCGCCAGTCCCTCGCGACGGGCCGGATGCCGACGGCCTACGGCCAGCTGACCCAACGGGCCTCCCAGTTCCCGCTCAATGGCCCCGGCGGGCCGCCGCTGCCTTCTCCAGGAGGCCAGAATGGCTAGAGGTCTGCTGGATGACGCGCTGCTGGAAGCGGCGGTATCCCAGCCGCTGGAAACGGAATCTCCCGGTATCCCGTCGCGGGCGCAATACGATCGCCTGGCGACGCGGTCGGATGCCGATTACGCCGATGTCATCCGCCGCGCGCTGCTCGAAGGCGGCCTGCTCGCGAACGCCCGGCCGTCTGATCACGTCATCGATCGCCGCGGGGAGTCCGAGTGGAACAACATCCGGCGCAGGTTCAACTGGACGTTCCGAGGAATACCCACCCCCGAGGGAGAATAGCCGTGAACCTCGTCCTCCTCATCATCATCTTGCTTCTCCTCTTCGGCGGCCTCGGCGGCGGGTATTACGCCCACGACATCTACGGCGGCTGGTATGGCCCCGGTGTCGGCATCGGGGCCATTCTCCTCATCATCCTGCTGTTCATCCTGCTGCGCGGTTACTGAACAGTGCCGCTCAGCGCCGAACGCCTCATCCAGTGCGAGGCGGCGAAACGCTTCATCGCCGATCCGCACTTCAATGCCCTGCTGGACCGCATGGCCAGTGAGGCGACCAAAAACGCGGTCTTCCTCGAGGACGCCTCCAACCGCGAGGCCGCCCGCCAACTGGTCCTGGCGCTGCGCCGGATCTGGCAAGAGCTGGAGGCCGACGCCGAGGCCCCCGAGGCGGACGCCGCCGCGGCCCTTCATTCCCAGAGCATGGAGTAAACCATGGCGTCTTTACTCGACGAGGTACTGGGGCAATCAGGATGGGACACCACCCCTCTGCTTCAACCGCCCGACGAGCGGCCGCCGTCCCTCCAGCCGGACCCCCGTGTCGATGCCCTCGGCCAGACCTACAAAGACATCACCGACTACATGGCCCAACAGCATCAAAAAGGGGTCGATGAAGGCTACTGGACCGGCGGCGGCCTGCTGGAAGGCGGCCATCCGACACTGAAGGCGTTCAATTCCGCCGCCGATGAATACGCCCAGGGTCTTCTCATGGGGACCACGTCATCATCAGGTAAATACCTGAAGGCATATCACGGCTCACCGCACCTGTTCCCGCCAACAGCGAAGAACCCGCTTGGCGAGTTCGATCCGGCCAAGATCGGCACGGGCGAGGGCGCGCAGGCATACGGCGTGGGGGCCGGGTATCTCGCGGAGAGGGAGGGCGTGGCGCGCGAGTATCGGGATGCGCTGACGCCTCAGACCATCCCCAACCCCGAGTTTCATGCGCTGCACACCGAACACAACACGGCGGATGTCGCGGCCCGTGACGCCATCATGTCGGGAACTGAAGCTCAGTATCAGGCGGCCGTCGCCGCTCGTGATGCGGCCAAGGCGAAACTGGCGGCTGTCCAGGCGTTCATTCCGAACCCGGCCGGGCCGCGCGGTCATATGTACGAGGTCAACGTCCACGCCGATCCCGAGAAATTCCTGTACTGGGACAAGCCGCTGAGTGAGCAGCATCCGGATGTTCAGAAGTTCTTCCGTGATCAGGGCTTCAGTGATCTACGAATGCGAAACCCAGGATCGACCGCTTACGGCGCGCTGTCTCTCGACAAGAACATGAAGATGACGAAAGCCGCCGATGTTTCAGCCGCGATGCGCGAGGCGGGCATCCCCGGCATCCGCTACCTCGACGCGGGCAGCCGACAGAATCCGGCTCAAATCGCGCAATCGAAACAGGCCATCGTCGAGAAACAAAACCAGATCGCGGAAATACAGGCCGATATCGCTCGCAATCAGAACAACCCTGGCCTGCTGCCGCGTTACTTCGCCGCGCGCCAGGAAGAGATCGCCCAGCACCAACAGGTGATCGACCAGATCAATGGACAAATGAAAGAAGGCACGCACAACCTCGTCGTCTTCGATCCCGCCACCATGGAAATCATCAGACGCTACGGCCTCGCCGGCCTGATGCTGGGCGGTGGCGGTCTCCTCTCACCCGATAAGCAAGAGCAATAACCATGTCCGAATCAACTTCCACCCCCGCCTCCGCCCCAGCCCCTTCTTCCACGCCCGCCCCGGCCTCCACACCAGCCCCCAACGCCGCCCCGGCGGCCCCCGCTTCCGATCCCGGCGTATCGCCGCCGGCGAATGACCGCCCGCCGATCTCCGTCTCCGAGGCAGCGCGTCTGCTGTCGCGCCAGCGGCGTGAAGGCGCGCCCCCTCCGCCACCTGCTCAAACACCCGAAAGGCGTCCACCGGCGGCGGAACTGGCGAAAACACCACCTTCGGCGGCCCCGACGCCCCAAACCACGCCAACACCGGCCCCCTCGCCTCTCAGCGCGATGGAAAAGGCCCTCGGCGTGCCTCCAACGACCCCGCCATCCCAGGAATCCACACCTCAAACCCCTCAGACGCCTCAAAACGCCCTTTCCACTCTCGAAATTGACGGCCGTCACTACTCATCCGCCGAATTACGCGAGGCGGTGCTGAAATCGACCGATTACACCCGGAAAACCCAGGAACTGGCGCAAGGCAGGCAACAACTGGAGGCGCAGCAACGGGCGCTGGCCGAGGTGCTGCCGCATATCCAGCCGGAACTGATGCGGCTTCAGGAAATGGTCCAGAATCCGCCCCAACCGCCTGATCCCTCCCTGATCGAGACCAATCAGCAGCAGTATCTGCGCGAGCGCGCCGCCTATGAGCACGCCCTGGCCGAGCAGCAGCGGCTGTTCAGTCTCAATAACCTCCAGGGCCAGGCCCAGCAGCGGGCGCTGGAGCAGCAGGTCGCCGTCGCCAATGAACAACTGGCGAAGGAACTGCCGTTCTGGGCCGACCCCCAACAGCGGCTGGAGGCGCAGCAGCAGATCGTCGAATGGGCCACGTCCAAGGGTGGTTTCAGTCGTGACGAACTGCGCGGTCTCGCGTCCCCGCATCATCTCAAGACCATGATGAAGGCGGCGATGTTCGATCGTTGGGTGGAGGGCGCGAAAACCTCCGCGCCACCGTCATCCTCTGTCCCCGCGCGTGGCGTGGCCCCGCCGCCCGCGCCCTCGGAGCGCATCGCCGCCGCCACCGAGGCGTTCCAGGCCCGCCCCGATGCCAGAAGCGGCGCGGCGTTGATCGCGGCGCGCCGGGCGGCGATGAATGGCTCCGCGCGATGAGTCCGGACGATGTTCGCGCGAATGCTTTTGAAACGGCGGTGATGGTTGTTGACGCTTTCTCAAAACGTCACCCTCACCTCAGGATGAACGTGGATGAATGGGCCGATCTCAAGGAAATGATCGATCGTGAGATAAGGGGTCATTTCTGTAGAGGAGAGGAGAACCTGTCGGCCTTTGATTTGCTTGACAGACCCGCTGTCTTGTCTCAATCCTGACACCCGTCGCCCCATGGAGTCTCCCAGGACCAACCAACCGGCGGGCCGTGCCGTCGCCAATGACTGATCACGTGCCGCGAGGAGTGCTCCGCACCAACCCCGCCTAAGCCGGATCGATCCACCGCGAAACCCTTCTCTTTTGGTTTCACCGCGCGAGCGGCTCCCCATGGAAAGACATGCGGAGCGCCGCGCCAGCGTTGGAGACATGCGACATGGCCCTTGGATCAATGGGCGCGGCGCCGGCGAACACGTATTTAGAGCCGGCCGCCATTGGAGTTAAGGAAGATCTCCGCGATGTGATCTTCCAGATCGACCCCGACGAGACACCCCTGGTTTCGGCGATCCCAAGTGTGGAAGCGAAACAAATCCTCACTGAATGGGTCGTCCAGGAGCTTGGGGTCGTGGCGGATAACGCCCAGCCCGAGGGCTTCACCGCCAGTATGCAGGCGGTGACGAAACCCGTCCGCATGAACAACATCGCCCAGATCCTCGTCCGCACGGTGGGCGTGTCCAACACGCTGCGCTCGGTCGATATGGTCGGCGGCGAGGACGAATATGACAGGCAGCTGATCCTGCGCGGGATGGAAGTGAAGCGCGATCTCGAGTTCGCCATCACGTCGCCGCTGGTCCGCACCATCACCGACCCGCGTCACATGAGCGGCCTTCCCTGTTACTGCGCCAATGGCTCCAGAGGCACCGGCGCGGGCGTGATGCCGGTCGGCGATGGGTCCAACGCGGGCACGCCGGGCACCAAACGCGACCTCACGCTGGCGATGCTCGACGCCGCCGTGCAGCAGGCGTGGCAGGCCGGTGGCAAGCCGACGCTCGGCATCATGTCGGGCAACATCAAGGCGTATTTCGCTACACTATCGCAAGGAGGCACGGGTAACGCGGTGGTGGCTCAGAACATCCAGAACGTCACGTCATCGCAAGAAGTGACCATCATGGGCGCGGTCGATGTCTACCGCACCAACTTCGGAACGATCCAACTGGCGCCTGATCGTTTCTGCCCCGCCAACCAGATCCTGCTGGTCTCCACCGACTATGTCGAACTGGCGCCGCTGCCGGGACGCGATGTCATAGAGCTTGATTTCGCCAAGACGGGTGACAACACACAAGGCGCCGTTTTGTTCGAGGGCTCCCTCCGTCCGACCGCGCCAAAGGCCCATGCCTGGATCGCGGACCTCAACCAGTAATGGGCGCCCTTCTCTACGAGAGTCACAACCCCACGACGCTTCGCCACACTGAACTGGAGCGAGAGAGCGACGGCACGCTGCTGTTCGTTCACTCGCAGGATACCAGGGCGATCGTGGAGAGCGCCAAAACCATCGCGTCGAACTTCGACCCGCACAACGCGCGCAAGCAGAGCTGGACGCACGTCGCGCGGGTTCCGTTGGTGACCTGGAACCAGTGGCGAAAACTCGGGGTTACCGAAGATCAGAAAATGCTGAACCTCGTTCTGGACAGTCGTGAATGCCGTCTGTTCAGAACCGATGACGGAAGGAAACTCTAATGGCCAGTGGAACCTCGACCACCACACCACCCCCGGCGCCGATGCGGCGCACACCGGGGATCGGCCCCGACGCCGCCACCACTCCCAACATGAACCGCGGCAGCATCATGCCGCCCGGCAGCACGGCGGGCGTCGGCACGGTGCCGCTCGCCGGCATCGGGATGCTGCCCGGCACCGAGGACGGCATGACCGAGATCAAGCCCCTCGGCCCGTTGAAACCCGTCCTGGTGGACGGTTTCGACCGCTCCCTCCTCGGCAAACTCTATCCCGACGCCGATGACCCCGTGGCCGCCGCGATGGCGGCGGCGGAGGAGCGGATCAGGGTGGGGACGATCGCCGAGGAGTCCCTTCACCAGCCTTTCCACACCGCCGATGGCGTCCAGTCCCCCGGTAATCCGGTGTTCGATCCGACCCCGCCCGCGGACGCGACCGCGCGCGGCACGGGCCAACATCGCCCGGCCCCTGGCGAAAACGACCCGCCGGTCGCCCAGGGTCTGCACCCCGCTCCGCAACAGTCTACCTCGACCACACCACCCCGGACGGCCGTCACCGACGACGATGACGACAAGGACGACGATAAGAAAGCCAACAAGAAGAACGACAAGAAGTAGGTGGCCTCTTATCAGCAGCTCATCGACGATGTTCAGAACTGGTTGAATCGCAGGGATTTAACCAGCCTGATCCCTGGCTGGGTGCTGATGGTCGAGACCGAGATCGCCGAGACCCTGCGCGCCCGATGTCAGATCACATCGGGCACGCAGCCAATCGACAGCGCCTATATCTCGCTCCCGGCCGACTTCGCCACCATGGCGTCGATCCGCGACGCCACCAGTGGGGAGCTGCTCGAACTCAAGGACGAGTGGAGCGGACATTGGACAGATCCGGCTGGCAACGGCTGGGTCGACGGCGCCGTTGTCGGCGGCAACTGGGGTCCGTGCAGGGCCTACAGGCTCGTCCACGACTGCATCGAGTTCTTGCCGCACCCTTGGATACCAAACCCGCCAGACCCATCCTGGGTGCCTCAGAGCGTGCTGATGGGATGGTATGCGAGGCCAAAGCCGTTGCTGCTGCCCAGTGATACCAACGCCGTCCTCGAGGCGCTCTACGCGGTGTATTTTTTCGGTATCTGCAAATACGGCGCGATGTTCGAACTGGACGACGACCGGGCGCAGCAGGCGGACGCGGCGTTCCAGCAGGCAGTCACGCGGGCGAATCTTTGGAAGCAGCAATCAGACTTTGGCGGGGCACCGTTACGTTCTGAACTGGTTTCATTCTAATGGCAAAGCCGCGTCCCTACGGCCTCGGCCCGTATGGCGCCGGTCCTTACGAGAGAAATCGTGGCCCATGGATGAAACCAGCCGGCTGCGAGCCTGGGACATGGACGCCGGTTGTCTTTGGTGAAACCGCCGAGACGAGCGTTCAACTCTCTACCGCCGTTTATCAGGCATCCATCGATCTGCCTTATTCGCGAGGAGCCTCTCGATGAGCGGTTACACGGTAACGCCCAACCTGCAACTCAAAAAGCCAATCCCAGGCTCCGACGATGACATGTGGGGGACGCACTGGAATGATAACGCCAACGTAATAGACATGATGAGCGCCACCGCCGCCATAGGCGACACGGCGCCCGCGTCCCAGCCTGGGCTGCTCTGGTTCGACAGCACCAGCCTGCAGCTCTACGTTCGTTACGCCGACGCTGACTCGACGCAGTGGGTGCCAGCGACCAACGTGGCGGCGCTGAGTGGCGATATGCCTTTCCTGCCGTTGAGCGGTGGCGATATTACCGGCAGACTTGGAATAACGGGAGCGCGGACATGGAACGATCCGACATTCCCTGGTCATAACCCCGCGTTCTATGAGTCGGTGACTTATACCGGGACGCCCGTGCGAACCGTGAACACGTTCCCTGGTCCTGAAGGTTATAGTGTTCCGCTCAATTTATTCTCGATTTCGGAAGCCCTCGTGGCCGATACCATGGTCAACGGTCTCGAGATACAACACAACACCACAGGAGGCGATGGATCGCGGCATGGGTTACTGGTGGCGCATCAGATACTCGGGCCAATGGGAGCGTCGGCACCGAATTTCGTGGCGGCACAACTTTTCCAGATTTACGCGAGCAATGTCACCGGAGCGGCGGCGGGTACGGGCAACGGTCGCGGAGATGTTTTCGGTCTTGGAATAAACATGCAGGTGGGAGACGGATCGTTCCTGCACGGTTTCACTGGTATTGAACTCGATATCGCACCTCATGCCGGATCGTCGGTGGACTATCTGGTGGGGATGCAGATTGTCAATTTCGGCGTGGCGGGTGTTACCGCGAATGTGTTCGACGCGATGCACATGCTTTGCACGGTTGATCCCTCCGTTAACAAACGATCGACATACGGTCTTTACTTTGGCTCTCCGCAGGCGGCTGACGCCAAGGGATTTCCGATCACGGCGGCGGGCTCGATGTTGAGTTCGGTCGCGGGAATATGCAGCTACGGTATTGATTTCTCTGCTGTGACGTTCACGGGCGCGTTTCTCAAGGGTCCGAATGGTTTCGCTGTTGATAACAATAACAATGTGCATACCGACAGAGTTATAGCGCCATCCAATACGTTTGCTGTTCTCGACAGCGGGGGCGCTCCCGCGTTCGTGGCGGGACGTGGATCGGTTGGGGCGGTGAACTATCTATCAACGGTAAGCGGGGCTCCGGGCACGGGTGTGTTTTTGGTTGCCACCGGCACGGACGCGAATGTCCCGCTGTATATAAAGACGGTGGGGGCGGGCGGATTTTATTTCCTGAACGGCGATAACAATCGGAACTTCTTTATCACTGGTGTCGCGAACTCGGTCAACTATGTCAAAACCACGGGGGCGACAACCGGAAACAGCCCTTTGCTCACGGCGGAAGGGAGCGATGCGAATGTCAACCTGACCTTGAGCGGTCAGGGAACCGGCGCGGTGAAAGTCGCCAGTAAGTTAAATCTGTCCAGTATCCCGACATCCGCCACCGGCCTGGTCGCTGGCGATGTGTGGCGAAACGGCACCACGTTGAACATTGTTTAAGTGAGATAACGCCATGAGCACCACCATCGAACGCAACCAACCCATCGATGTTACGCTCACCGCCGAGCAGTGGCAGGTCGTCATGCAGGTGCTGGCCAACGGCCCCTACAACGCCGTCGCCCCTTTAATCGGTGCCATTCAGCAACAATGCATGAGGCACCTGACACCGATGCCGGAACGCATCAACGGGGAGGACCGACCCGATGCCGTTTGATTTCGTCAACAATCCAACCGTAGGTCAGGTCATCCCCGGCCCGAGCGGCGCGGGGTATCGCTGGGACGGCGTCAAGTGGGTGCTGGAAGCAGCGAGTAATGTCGGGCCGTTCTTGCCGTTGAGCGGTGGGACGGTGACCGGCATGTTGGCGTTGACCGGAGCGCGGACGTGGTCTGGCGCGTTTCCGGGAAACAATCCCGCGCTCTACGAGTCAGTAACTTATACAGGTTCACCCGCGAGCGGCTTCCCCGGTCCAGAGGGGACGACATTCCCGGTCAATCTTATCGCGCTTTCGGAGAGCATGACGGTTCCCGCGGGAGCCGGTGCATACGGCATTTCCGCGTTGGAGGTTCAACACAACACGACAGGCGGCGGCGGTTCGCGATCCGCTATCATGGTATCGCAACAAATACATGGCACCGTCGCCAACGCCAGCAACAACTCGTTCTCCGGTATGCAGATAACGCAGCAGATGGGCGCTAATGTTTCCGGCGCGGCGGCGGGTGCCGGTAATGGGCTTGGCGATGCTTTCGGTCTTGGGATCATGACCCAGGTGATGAGCGGCGTTTACGCGCACGGTGTCACTGGCCTTGAGATCGACATCAATCCGCGTTCCGGGTCGTCGGTTGATTATCTGGTCGGAATGCAAATCATCAATATGGGTGTTCTTGGGGCGTCGGGCTCAACGACGGCCAACAGGTTCGACTGCATGTTACTGTTGGCTTCCGCTGATCCGACCTATAAACAAGCCACCTTTGGATATTATTTCGGCAATCCGCAGAGTGGGGACGGGAAGGGATTTCCGATCACGCCAACCGGAACAATGATCGGATCGGTGGTCGGGTCGTGCGCCAACGGTATTGATTTTTCCCAGGTCTCGATAACGGGTGCGTTACTTGCCGGGCCATCGGGTTTTCGTATCGATGGAACTGGCATGGTGCATACGTCCGCGCTCCAGACCACATCAAGTAATTTACTCGCCGTGACGAGTTCCGGCGGCAATCCCATCGTTAACTTTGGCGGCAATGGACCCAACTATTTCGGGTTTACCGGCGGCGCCTCCGGGCAGGACTGCACGATCCAAATAGCGGGAGAAGCCTCATCCAATCTCATGTTCAAGACAGGCTCCGGTCATGGTTATTTTGGTTTCGTTGATAACAATAACGTCTTTTCATTCGGGATCGTCCCCGCCGCCAACGCGGCGAACTGGATCAATGTTTACGGTTCTTCCTCCGGTCAGCCTGTGGTTATCCAGGTTAGCCCCGGCGCGGTTGACGCCAATGTTGGGGTGAATATCAACGCCAAGGGAACAGGTTCAGTGAAAATAGGCAGCAAATTCAACCTGTCCAGTATCCCGACATCCGCCACCGGACTGGTCGCTGGCGATGTGTGGCGAAACGGCACCGCGTTGAACATCGTGTAAATGAATGTCCCCATGGATCAAAGCCCTGGCCGCCGTCGCGCCGCTGCCCCTCGGGGCGCTGACAACAAGGAGATAACGATATGCCCACATTCGCCGGCCAAATGACCACCACGCCTCCAGGCGATCCGCAGTGGCGCGCCTGCGATGGCAGCTACATCTACGGCTACGCCACCATCAGGGCGCCGTTCACGGCCCGGCCACACACTGGCGTCTCAACCGGCACCTATGCCGATTACGAGCGCAACGTCGGTGGCTGGAGCGGCACACGTGGCATCGGCGGCTGGATGATGCGACTACCGAAAAACGCCACATATTACATCAGCACGGCCGATGACTCAGGCGAGGCGTCGCTTGTCGCCAATATCACGACCACGACCACCGCCTCGGTGGCTCCTGGCATCAGCGTCATTCCCGTCACGTCGGCCACCGGATTTGTCGTCGGCCTGCCGATCGCCGCCACTGGCATCCCCGCCGGCGCTTCGATCGCCGTCATAAACGGCCTGAACATTACCATTAGCGCGGCGACGTCGGGCACCGTGGCCAATGGCGCCACGGTCACGGTGACGCCAATCCAGCCGCCGACACCGCAGAAACCACCAGCCGGGACCAGCTAGATGGCCGACAGCTACACGACGGTCCTGGCCCTCGTTAAGCCCGAGGTCGGGGCCTCCCGCGACACCTGGGGCGCCAAGACCAACGGCAACTGGGACGTGCTTGACCAGTTCGTCAGCCGGTTTTGCCAAATCGGGATCATCGCCGATTTCGCCGGCCCCACGGCGCCGTCAGGCTGGCTCGTGTGTGACGGTCGCCTGATCAGCCGCGTCACCTACTCAAAGCTGTTCGCCGTGATCGGCACTTATTGGGGCGCGGGCGACGGTGCCACCACATTCCGTCTGCCCAACACTCCGGGCCGTGCATTGGTTGGCCCCGGCACCGTGACCGACCAGGGCGGCCTGCCCTACAATTTCGGCTTCACGCAGATGCAGGGCTTTGTTTACAGCCCGATCGTTCAGAACAACCTGCCAAACTACATACTCACGACCGATGCCCAGGGGTATCACAGCCACTTTGGCGGCACGGTCCTGGCGGGTTCTCACGCTCACACGACGGACGCGCAAGGTAATCACGTTCATGCCGGCTCGTATCTGCCGGATCACTCCCACACCGGCTATACGGATCTGCAAGGCAACCACAATCACACCTACACGCGCGCCAATGAGGGCGTCGGCGTTACTGGCGGCGGGGCGGTCGTCGCATCCGGTGCCGCCTTTGGGTTCAGCAGTTACACCACGAGCGACGCCGGAACGCACAGCCACAATGTCCAGACATATGGCGCCGGCAACATCGGTTTAGCCATCTACGGCGATGGTAACCATGCCCATAACGTCTACGCTGTCGGCGATCATACGCACGGCATCTACGCGGATGGCAACCATGCGCATAACGTTAGCCTCGGTGGCGGCGGCGTGCCGCTCACTGTGCTTAATCCGTTTCTTGTCGTAACGAAAATAATCTATGCTGGCGAAGAAGCCGCCATCCGCACCGCCGCCGATATCGCGCCAGCCGCGACTTCATCTGACGCGCATACCGAGATCGAGCTGCTGCGCGAGGAGATCGCCGCGCTGCGCGCCCTGTTCGAGACGCCGCGCGCCAGGATGCTGTCGGCGCCCTCACGCGGCCCGCACTAAATGCCCCGCGTCGCCCAGGCCCCTCCCCCAGGCGTGTTCCGCAACGCCACGCCGGAAGCGACGCCGGGCAAATGGTATGACACCAACATGGTCCGCTTCCGCGGCGGGCAGCTGCAGCCGATCGGCGGCAACGTCGCGCTGGTCAATGCCGTCTTCCCCGACCTCCCGCGCGACATGCTGACGTGGCATGACAATGCCGGCGTTCGTTGGGCCGCTATCGGAACCGACGGTAAACTGTTCGCCTATCGTTTCGATACCCAGGCGCTGCACGACATCACGCCAACAGGCGTTGGCCCGCTCGATCCGCCCGGCACGTCCACCACCGGCTACGGCCGCGGGGACTACGGTGAGGACACCTACGGCACGACGCGCACGTCGGGCGATATTGGTCCGTCCGATATCGCCGCGACGATGGGTGACCGCTGGTCGATGGATACGTTCGGCGAGGATCTGCTCGTCGTCCCGACCCAGGATGGCCAGCTGTATCGTTGGACCCCGCTCACGCCAACGGTGCTGCCCGTCATCGTGGCGGGCGCGCCCGATCAGAACCGCGGTGTGATCGTTACCGATCAACGGCATGTGGTGCTGCTCGCCGCCGGTGGCGATCCACGCCGGATCGCGTGGTCCGATCAGGAAGACCTCAATACGTGGCTGGCCGATGTCACCAACCTCGCCGGCGACAAGATGCTGGTCACGCAGTCCTACGCGATGACGGCGGTGAAGGTCTCGGACGGCATCCTGATCTTCACCGCCAACGACTGCCACAAGATGGTCTACGTCGGCGCGCCTTATGCTTACGGCATCAGTCAGATCGCCACCGGTTGCGGGCCGATCTCGCTTCGCGCCGTGGTCGGCATCGGTTCGTTTTACGCCTGGCCCGGCACGCAGACCTTCTGGTCCTATCAGGGCAACGTGCAGCCGCTGCCGTGCCCGGTGCAGGACTGGTTCTACAGTCTCGTCAATCGAGACATGGCCGGTCGTGTTTTCGGTAGTCCCAATCCCGCCTTCACCGAACTCTGGTGGGACTGGCCAGACGAGGGGTCGCTCGACACCAACCGTTATCTGGCGCTCAATTTCGCCGACCCGGCGCATCCCTGGACCATCGGCGTGCGTGAGCGCACGGCGGCTGATCCTTCAGGGACAATGGATTATCCGGTCCTCGGCGGCCCGCTGGGCGCCGGGGGCGGTCTCTATCTCCACGAATACGGCTGGACCGAGAACGGCATCCCCCGCGCGCCCCTCGGCCTGATCTACGCCGAGAGCGGCGATATCGTCGCCGGCGAGGGGGACAAGCGATTCCACGTCAGGCAGCTCGTCTTCGACGCCGATGGCCCGCCGGATGTCCTGGGCTATCGTTTCTTCCCGCGCGAGCAGCCGCACGATGTCGAGAGCGAGTATGACACCGGCCTCTACACCGTCATCCATGGCGGGCTCATGGATATGCGTTTCTCAGGCCGTTCCGTTCGCATGAGGATGGAAGCAACCGCCGATGGCCCCTGGGCCGTGGGCCGCCCGAGGCTGGAGATGAAAGGTGGAGGAAGGCGCTGATGAGTGTCCGCCCCGTCTCTCGCCCGCCCGCGCCGTTCACCGTTCCCGAGGGCGGCGACCTCGACCAGCGGCTGGCGGCCATCGCCACCGAACTGAACCGCAAGGCCAATGCCGGTCTGGCGGGGCCGGCCTACCGTTTCATCGGCCTGATTTCGCCAGACGGGAGCACATGGCGCATAACCGTCAGCGATACCGGAACAATACTGACAGAACAGGTTCCCAGGATATGACACTCCCAAAACGATCCACGCCGGAGCCGTTCGCTCTCGCGCATCCCCCGGCGGTGATCCCCACCTCGCCTCCAGACCCCATTCCGACCTTCGACGCGGTCAACATCCGCGCGACCGATGGCAGCGTCTGGCGCATCCGGGTGACGCCGATGGGCTCGATGCTGCTGGATCGTATCGTTACCTGAATGTTGTCATCCGAGGAAAAGCGGTCGCGGTTCGAGAAGGCTCTCGCCTCGGACGGAGGCACGCACGCGGTCGCCGACGTGATCGATCTCGTGCGCGCCGGTAAAGCCCAGTACTGGGAGCGCGGCGATGGAACGGTCATCACCGAGGTCCAGGCGTCTCCGCGCCGGCGTGTGCTCAACTACTGGCTGGTCTCCGGCCGGTTGCGCGACTGTCTCGATTTGCAAGCGGAGATCGATGCCTGGGGCGTGGCCGAGGGTTGCACCATGGCGGCGGCGTGCGGCCTGCCGAAGTGGGAACCCATACTGGCGCGAGAAGGCTGGCGTCCGTGGCATCTGGCGAACTTCTGGAAGCCGTTGACCGGAGAGGAACAGGCCCGTGGCTAAAGGCGGCTCACAGACCACATCGACCCAGCAGTCGAGCAACTCCAGCACGCAGCTGCCGGACTGGTTGAGCAACGCGTCCCAGGAGGCGGTCAACCGCTCCGTCGCTTTGAGCAACCAGACGCCGACGCCTTACTACCAGGGCGAGCAGGTCGCCGGTCAGTCGCCCCTGACGCAGCAGGCTTACAACCAGATCCTGGCGCAACAAGGCTCGGCCAATCCCGCCTTCGCCCAGGCCGCCGGCGCCTGGGGCAACCTGATCGGACAGGCCGCGCCGCAGACGGCGGGCGGGATCAACGACCTGTCGAACCAACTTTACGGCAATTACCAGCAGAACGTGATGAACCCGGCGCAAGGGCTGCTGGGCGGCTATCTCCAGGGCGGGCCGGCGACGGCGGGGCAGGTTGGCTCGAACGCCCAGCAACTCATGTCGCCGTATCAGCAAAGCGTCATCGATCCGATGATCCAGGCGGGCGAGCAGCAGCGCCAGATCGCGCGCCAGCAGATCGCGGGCCAGGCCAATAACGTCGGTGCGTTCGGCGGTTCCCGCCAGGGCGTCGTCGAAGGCACATCCGACGCCGCGATCCAACTTGGGACGCAAAAGCAGATCGGCGATCTGCTCAACCAGGGCTGGGGTCAGGCGCTGACGCCCGCCTACGGGCTCGCCACGCAGGCGGGGCAGCAGGGTTACAACGCCGCCACCGGCCTCGCGGGCATGGGCCAGGCGGGCTACCAGAACGCCCAGGCGGCGGGGCAGGGCATCGGCAACCAGAACCTCGCATCAGGCCTGCTCGCGGCCCAGCAGCTACCGGGTCAGGCGGTCACGCAGGCGAACCTCAATCAGCAGCAGACCGCCGGCCTTCAGGCGGCGGGGACATCGCAGCAGCAGTATCAGCAGCAACTGATCGACGAGCAGATGGGCAACTGGGCGGCGCAATACCAACAGCCGTATCAAAACCTCTACACGCTGTTGGGGTCACTGGGGTCGGTGCCTTACGGCACCACCTCGACCAGCCAGGGTTGGGGCCAGAACACGCAGAAGACCGACCCCGGCATGCTCAACACCATCGGCGCTTATGTTGGCATGGCGTCGAAACTGGCCAGCACGGGCGCATCAATGGCGGCGATGTAGGAGCGGGTCATGGCATTCACCGACGCTGCATGGGGCGACATCGCACCCGCCACCACGGGCACCATGGGCGGCCCGATCGACAGCGGCACCTGGGGCGGTAGTGGCCCCGGCGTCAACTGGGCCGACGCGGCGAAGACATTCGGCGCGGGCGGTGGACAGGATGACATCACCAAGAATCCCGGCACGATCCCCTCCCTCGCGCCACCACAAATACAGACACCGCAGTCCCCGGTCGGCCACGGGCGGGCGATGGACATCCGCGAATTGCTAAACATGCTGGCCGAGAAACAGATGCTGTATCAGCAGGCGGCGCACGGCCCGGTGGTCGCGGGGGGACCGCCACAACCCAAACCGCGGCCGCTCGGCTTGTTGGGGGTATAAGCCATGGCCGACGCGACAGCTGATACCGCCACACCCGATGTTTCCGGTCTGACACCGGAGCAGATCAACAAATATCTCACCCTGCTGCGTGTCGGGCAGGGCCTGCCGGATGTCCGGCCGGACCAGACGCCGGTCGATACCAGCGGCTTCTGGGGCGGCCTGCGGCACGGCATCTCCCTGCTTGGAGAGGCGGCCGGTTCTCCCGGCCCAGGCGCCCTCGGCGCGCTGTCGCCAAAGGAGCGGGAGCAGGCGGGCCTGCAGTCGCTGTCGCGGTTCGGCACCGGGCTGATGGCCGCCTCGCATTATGTTCCGGGACAGACCCTCGGGTCGAACCTGGCACAGGGCTTCCAGGCGGCGGAGCGCGGCTACGACACCACCGCGCGGCAGGCCATGGGGATGCTGGCGGCAAGGCAGAATTACGCCGTCGAGAGCCAGCACGCGGATCTGAAGAAGCTGCAGGCGGCGCTGCCGCTGTTGTCGTTGCAACAGCAACTGACGGGCTCGGCGAATACGCAGAAACTCCTGAACGGCCAGGTGACGCCGGGGACCAATATCGGCTCTGGCGGGTCGATTGGGAATTACACCGTTCCTCCCGAACTGCTGCCACACTATCAGGCGGCGGCGGAGAAATACGGCGTTCCGGTCGATCTGCTGATCGCCCAGCACAAGCAGGAGAGCAACCTGAACCCTGGCGCCACGGGTGGCGCGGGCGAGGTTGGCCTGGGCCAGATCCTGCCCGCCACGGCGAAGTCTCCTGGTTTTGGCATGGCGGGCGCGGACCCAAAGGCGTTGCGCGATCCCGCCGCCAATATCGACTTCTCAGCCCGGTATCTCGCCGCCCGCGCCAAGGCGGCGGGCGCGGATCTCAGGACACCGGAGGGCGTCACCAAGGCGCTCAAAGCCTACAACGGCGGTGGCGACCCCAACTACGTCCAGAATGTCACCCGCTACATTCCTGGCGCTCAAAAGGCGTTGGCGGGAGGCGCGCCAGCGACCCCAACCCCTGTTGGCCAAAACCCGAACGCCAAGGTTCAGATCCCTCCTCCGGCGACAACACCAGCAGCGCCTGGACAGGCCACCATGCCACCCCCGGAGCCGCCCCTGCTGGCCGGCGGCGCCCAGACGGCTGGCGATGTCGGAGCGCCAACCGGAACCGCCATCCCGACCCTGCCGCCCGCCGCCGCCGCCCGCTCCGCCGCCGATGTCACCGATATCGAGGCCGGTATGGCCAATGCCCAGGCCAACCCCCTGGTCCGCCAGCCGGGCGCCGTCGTCACCGCGCAGGCGGGCGGGCAACAGCCGGCGCTGCCGCCGCCTCCGCCCATCAAGGCGGGCGATGGCTTCATCGTGCATCCCGGAACTTCGTATCAGGAGTTCTTCAAACGGGAGGCCGTCCCGCCGCCAACCTCCGAGGACTTCAACCCCAATCTCTCGCAGGCGCAGCAGAAAGAGTTCGCCTTGCTACAGCAAGGCATTCAACAGCGGATCGCCAACCGCCCAAACCTGCGGATCGAGAAACAGCAGGAAGAGGCGACCAAGATAATCGAGGATCGCGCCGCCCTGGAGGCGAAGATCCAGGCGACGATACAAGCCAAGGCGCAGGCGGCGGCGACCAATGTGACGAAGTGGAACGAGAAGCAGGAAGAGACGATCCGCCCACGCTACGAGCAGATGATCAAAAGCTACGACGCGGCGGCGCAGGCCAATCTGACACACTCACAGGCCATGCAACTGAAAGAGAAAGAGGGCGAAATCAGCCGATTGAATACCCGAGAAGGGTCGTTCGTTGAGAGCAACAAGATAATCCGGGACACGCTCGGCAAGGAAGCCGTGGCGGCCTCGGGCCGGGTGCAGAACCTGGAGGGGCTGCAAGCTCTGTCCGATAACGTCGGCGATAAGAACGCCACGTTGCAAAGCCTCGCTACCGTGAAATACGGCGGTAAGAGCCTGCTCGATCATCTGGCCACTTTTGGAGTCGTCCCGAAAGGCGACGCGGGTCCGATCCAGATGTTGGCGAGCGGAATATCCGGCGCGATCACCGAACTACGGTCGGGAATACAGATGGGTGCGCTATCTGATCGCGATCTGAATTTCATCGAGAGCATGGGACCGTCGCTCAACGAGGACCAAGGCACGCGCACCGCCGTGATCAAATACCTGCAACAGGCGGCGCGGGCCAAGATGCGGTTCAACACGATCTACCAGGAGCAGATGGCGCGGCCCAACATGGATTCAGGCGCGGCGCTGGAGAAGACGCGAGAGATCATGGACGCGAAACATCCGATCGTGCCTCAGATGACGCCGGAGGTCGCCGCTATTTGGAACGACCAGTCCGATGACGCGAAAGCCGCGCGGAGGAAATGGGCGGCATCCCATAATGTCAGGCCAAACAGCCTCATCCGTCAGCCGGATGGCTCCCTGATGTTGTTGAAATAGGAGACGTGGATGGCGGACGACTGGGATCCCGGCGCGAACGCCACACCGTTTGGTCCCCAGGGAGGATCATCCTCCCCCGCCCCGGCGGCTGAGGAGTATGACCCGGGAACACCGAGTCCGCTGAAGACGGCTTACCAGAACGGCGCGCCAGTGGCCTCGTTCGGACGAAGCCTCGGCCTTGGGGCGCGAGACGTGATCGAGGGTGGACTGAGCCTGCCCATGACCGCGCTCGATATCGGTACTTATCTTGGACGCGGCCCGATCCGCGCGGCCGGGGGGTCCGCCACCGCGCCATCGGACATGCTGCACAATGCCCTGACCTATATCGGCCTGCCGGAGGCGGCGACACCGGGAGAGAAATTCCGCTCCGAGGTCGCCAGAGGCGGCGCGGGCATGATCGGGCCGCAGATCGCGGGCGCCATTCCGCGCGTGGCGGCGGCGGTTCCCACCATGCTCCGCTCCGCGTTCGCTCCATCACCGGGGGCGGCAGTGTCGCCGGTTCTTCCCGCCACCCAGGTCGCCGCCGGAGCGGCCGGCGGAGGCGCGGGCGAGATCGCGGCGGAAGTGGCGCCCGAATCACTGAAGCCAGCGGCGCGACTGGCGGGCAATATCGTCGGCGCGGGAGGTGTCACCGCCTTGTCGGATGTGGGAGGCAAGCTGCTGAACGCGATACGCGGCCTGCGGACACCGATCGCGGACGCTTATGAACAGCTGCGGATCTTCCCGCGCACGGCGGGCGCCGTCACCGAAAACCCGACCACGCGCTCCCTGGAAGCGGGGGCGACCAAGATGCCGTTCGCGATCGACCGTCTCCAGCCGGCGCAGCGCGACACCTCCAACCAGTTCCACAACGCGGTTGAGGATACCGCGAGGATGCTGGGCGGCGAGCGCACCGCGCAGGAGGCGGGCGGCAGCGTGCAGCAGATCCTTCAGGACTGGCACGGCAACACATTTCCGCGCTCGCAGGACGCGGTCTGGAACCCGCTTAACCAACGTCTGGCCGGCGCCGCCGTCGATCCCAGCGCCTATCGCAGAGCGCTGCAACGCCTGGCCAACCCGCCTGAACTGGGAGGAATGACTGAAACGCAACGGCTCATGGGGTCCAACTTCGCCAGGGAAAGACTGGCCGCGCTGAACGCTGACCTGCCACCGGGATCGTCCATGACCTGGGGGCAGGCGCAGGCGCTGCGCCGTCAGATTGGCGCGGACATGGGAACCCCCGACATCATCAACAGCGTGGGGACGGCCCCTCTGCGCTCGCTCTATGCCAGCCTCGCGGAGGATATCGGGCACACCGCCACCGCGCACGGCCAGGGGCGGCTGTTCAGGGAAGCCAACCAGACCACGATCGACGCCCACAACTTCATCGACAACACCCTGGTGAAGGCGATCAAGGCACGCAATCCCGGACAGGAATCGGTCGCTCCCGACGCGGCGGCCCGCGCGCTGCTGGAGAGCAACAGCGCGATGCAGGAGCTGCGCGCTCGCGTGCCCCAGGCGGCCGATGCCCTGGCGGCGTATCAATTACGGAAAGCCGTCCTCGCCAGGGCGGGCCAGCAGGGCGCCACCGACGTGCCCTCGGCGGGCACGTTCCTGACCACGATGCGTGGCCAACAGATGGACAAGCCGGAAGGCACGGCGGCGCTCTACAATGATCCCGAGGTCGCCAGGAACCTGCGCGCGCTGCTGACGGTCGCCGGGAATGTCAGAGAGACTGAACGGCTGATGAACACGTCCAACACCTCCAGTGCGTCACAGGCTCTACAGGTTCTTTCCGCCCCCGCGCGGTGGGCCGCCGGGGGGTATTATGGAGGGCCGGTAGGACTGGCGGCCTCGGTCGCCGCCGATGTCACGCCCTACGCCGGCGCGCGGGCGCTGACATCGAGGCCGGGTATAAGATGGGCGGGAACACCGGCGGGGCCGAGATTACCTCTCGACCCCAAAGTGGCGGGTTTGTTGGGCTATCTCGCCAATCAGTGACCGGAGTGGGACAGGAAGAGAAACGTAATAAAGAGACCACCCACGAAGCCGAGAATAAGTTCGATGATCATGTCGCCACCAGCCACAGGAACACACCGACCATGGCGAGGACGGCGGTGGCGTCGGTGATCCAGCCCCAGGCGCCGCTCCAGAGTCGGGAGCGGCTCCGTCTGAAGTGCCAGTGCCAGGCGAGGGAGTGGTTCATGCTCCCATCTCACTGTTGAGCGCCTTCACGATTGACGTGGCGCCATCGAACGTCGCCCCGCGCGCCAGCACCTCATCGGTGCAACCGGGTTCGTGGCGGAGAATATCGTAAAGACCGTCTTCGCTTTTGCCCGCTGTCCGGAGCAGGCTGTAACGGATCGTCGTTTCTGTCGCTTGCATCTGTTTGACCTTTTCACTTGTTAAGAAACCGGAGCCAGGGTCGGGGTCGCCGAGACGAAAGCGCCCCGACCCCGGCGAGTGCCGCTCGAAGGAGGAAACCGTTCAGGCGGCGCTCTGGCCCTCACTACCACGACGGCGGCGCTTCACCATGCCGAGTCCAAGCAGCCCCATACCGAGCATCGCCAGGGAGGCGGGTTCGGGCACGTCCTGCTGCCCCGGCACCGGCACCAGGAAGAAGCTCTCAGCGCCGTCGCTGGCGTTGCTCCAACGCGCGTAGAACTCGATCTGGCTGTTGGGTGACAGGTCGTTACGATCGATGTTGAAGCCGCTCAACACATAATCAGGGAAGCCGGTGCCGTTGTTCGCGGTTGGCAGCGGCGTGCCGCCCGCCGGATTGTAGTCGGCCAGGATCGTCTTGTTGACGACATCGAGCACGACGAAGCGTTGCAGCACTTCAGGACCGGCACCCGTGGCTGTATTCACGTCGATGCCGACGTTCAACTGGCCGTTCAAATCCAACTGGCTGATGAGGAACGCCCGGAGGAACGACACGAGATACGGCGTGCCTTGCGTGTCTTCTCCGTTGGTCTGCGTGACACCCGAAGAGAAATCGCTGAACAGTGTTTGATTGCCGCCCTGCTGGTAGTTGTTGAACCCAAATCCCGCCGGCTGCTGGGGCTGGTTCGTGCCGCAAATGAGGCAAGGGGTATTCAACGGTTGGTTGCCGGGCGGTGGGACCGCGATCAGCGACAGCGCCGAGGTGTTCGCGTTGGCGGTGTAGCCCAGCGTCGAGATGATATCGGCGCGGGCCGCGGGGCGGAAGAGCATCGCCCCGGTGACGATGGCCGTGGTCATCAACAATCGTTTCATCGTGTGTTTCCCTTTGTCATGGTTCACGACCACCGGTCGCCTTTAACGATACCCAAAACGGTGGTGCTGGTCAGTTCGGTATTCAGGACGGCGAGGGTCTTCGACATGGTGGCCAGTTTGACATGGATCGCCGCCCAGACCTTGAAGTCGGCGAGAACGTCGGCGTGGTATTGTTCCAATGGCGAGAGGATCGGAGGCGGCGGTGGTATCTCTGGTGACGGTGTGGGTTCTGATGGCGGTGGCGGTGGTTCCGCTGGTGGCGGTGGCGACGGTGGTGGTTGCTGTCCAAGGAATCCTATCGGAGCCAGATCCAAGACGGGGCGTGCCGCGGGAACCGTGCTACCCGATGGAATCTGGGTCAGCCCAAATACCGTGTTATCGCCAAGACCAACAGAACCTCCGCCAGGATTAAGGAGCAAATAACCACCGGGGCACTCGTTAATAATCGTATTGTCTCGGATTTCGACGGTTCTTCCGGCATTACTCGCTCCTTCCTCACCGTAAGCGATGATGGCCGGGTTTTGCGTGTTCGGTCCTTGTTGAATGACGTTGCCCGTGATCGTCGCGTCGCCGCCGTTCGGAAGGTCGATGCTGTACGACGAGGAAGAATCATTATCGAAAATCCGGTTGCCGGTGATGACGTTATTCATGGCGCGGGACTTGATTTCATGGCCGACACTGGTGTCGTGCACGTAAGAGTTCGTCAGCGTGAAACTCGCGATGTTCCCGATGTAGAGCCCGTGCGTGTGGCCATTGCCGCCGACGCCATTGAACGCGATCTCGGAATTGTCGATGCTGATCGACCCAGAGGCGTCGGCGGCCCCCAGGAGCCCGTTCTGGTTATGATGGAAGTTGATGTTATCGAGCGTCAGGTTCCCGCCCTGGTATCGCACCGCCGCGCCGTTGGCATCCGGCACGGTGACGCCCGAGATGTCGAAGCCCGAGATGGTCACGTTCCCCTGCTCGGTGATCATCGCCTTGCCGTCCGGCGGTTGCCAGCCGTTGGCGGTGGTCAGTTTCACCCAGCCGCCCACGGCCACGAGGTTGAGGTCATGGGTGATCGACAGCCAGGTGTTGGTCCAGGCGCCCGCCTGAACTTCGATGGTATCGCCAGGGGCCGAGGCGTCGATCGCCGCCTGGATCGAGCCGCCCGCCGCCACGTTGATGATCATCGGTCCCGCCATCGTGTGAGGTCGTCAACCGCCACCTTGTCAGGAGACAGCAACTCCGTCACGGCCTCGTGGAGTTGTTCGTTACGGTGCGTCAGGTCCGCGACCGTTCGTTCCAGCTCCTCGATCTGGAGGCGCAGCTCACCGAGGAGATCGGGGACCATCATTATCCGTTGCCTCCCACTCGTTTCCATCGCAGCAGGCATTGTCGCACAGCCACTCGTCTGTTCCGCTCGGGTTGTACATCGCTTCGCGGACGCCGAGGCAGCGGCCGCAAAGCGGGCATTTCGGCGTGGCCTGGTCTGTTCCACTCTCGTTGCAATCCCGTTGCCACTGCCTCACTGTCGGAACCATCATTCACCACCACTCCGGTATGAAACTGGCCGATAAGGCCACGGCTTTATCCCTGACGGCCCGCCTGCCCAGGCGTGTCAGTCCGCGCGCGAAGCGATGCTTGCCTGGGAGCCTTACCTCGTCATATCCCAGGGAGAGGATATCCGCCTTTTTCGAGAAGGTGGCCCCGGCGTGGAATTTACGGCGGGCGACGATATCACCGAGAGGAGATCGATAAGCGCGCGTCTCCTCGGACTGGCCAAGATAAACCCATGACGCCGCCCGATAGATACCCCCGGCATGACCCGCGTTGGGGTCGGCGTAAGAGATCAAAGCATCCGCCAGATCAAGAGCGTGAAAGGCTTTGACGGCGCGGGATACGGCCTCGGTCAAAAGGTTGGGGCGATGGCCGTCCGGTGCGAAAAGCCGGCTCAGTTCCCACACCCGGTTCTTTGGGCACAGCAGCCATTTGGAGGTGTTGTAGTTCGCGGGGATCGAGAAGACGACCAGTGCGTCCTCATGGCGGAAGACATGGCTTTTACCGGATGGCCAGGACCGTGTGTAATGCTGTTCACGGATGATCGATTTCGGATCAGCCAGAGCGACGTTCACGACTTCATATACCTCGGCCCCCGAGACCCCTCGGCTCGCAGCGGGAAGCCTTCAGCCCAGTCAGGCAGCTCCGACATGATCGCGCACATGGAGTCCACGGATCCAAATCCGATGGGAGGCTCGCAGACAACCTCGTCATGTATAAGCGTGAGTGGCCTGTAGCCCTCCTGTTCCAGGCGTAGCGCGGCATGAACAAGAAGATCCCTGCACAGGCCCTGTACGGCGTTCTCCGTCAGCCTGCCGCCATAAGTCTGCTGCCTCTCCCATTTCTTGTTCAGCGAATTGACCGCCATATACGAAACGCAATCGTTACCAAAGCGTCCCGTCTCGACCAACGGCTGGCTGTACCAGATGTATCTCCCCGAAGGCAGGCGCATCCGCAGCCACTTGCGATCCATGCGGAACCGAATGCGTCCGCCACAAATGGCGGTGGACTGACCGGGGTGACGCACGGCGTCGATCGCCGCCTGGTTCATGTCCTCCCACAGGCGGGGTATTTGTTTGTAGGTCACGCGATAGACGTTAACGGCGCGTTCCGCCTCTTCCGGGGCGAGGAGAACGCTCGCCTGGGCGATGCAGGTCTCCCTGAATTTATGCCAGCCCATCTGGTAGCCGCAGCCAAGCACCAGGGTCTTGCCGACGAAACGGGCGCGACTGTCCTTGGCGACGGTGGAGGGATCGACGCCATAAACCCGTGCGCCAATCTCCTCGTAGACTTTCCGCTTCTGGCGGAACGCCTCGACCAGATCATCCTGCCCCGCCAGCCACGCGACACCCACCGCCTCGACCGAGGCGAAGTCGCCCGCCGCGATCTCGTGACCCTCGGCGGGGATGATCGCGCCGCGCAACATTTTACTGATGACATCGAGCGGCGGGCCGGCGATCGCGTCCACCATCGCGGCGCCATGGTCGAGCAGTTCCCGATGACCCTCCCAGTCATGCACGACATCCCTGGGGAAATTCTGCACCTGGAGGCCCTGACTGATGTAACGCCCGGTCGATGCGCCGTGATAGCCGAGCAGCCCTTTTACGCGGCCGTCTTCGCTCGACCGTTCGTGAATGGCGTAGAGCTTCCTGACCGATATCTTCCCCGCCTCCAGGCGGCACCGGAGGACGCTCTTCTCCAGCAGGCCGACACGGGGATCAGCGATCAAACGCTGGATGTCACGTCGGCGCAGGTCGGGGACCACCTCCTCTTCCGGTTCAACCTCTTCCAGGTCTTCGAGCAGCTCACCCTCGCGGGCGAGATCCGGTGGCGGCGAGAGGTCCACGCCACGCTTCATCAACCACGTCTTGAGCGCGCCAACATTGGACGCGGTTTTCACGACACCGACCGTCAGCAGGTTCATGTCGTGATTGAGAAGTTTAACAGTCTCCTCGGCGACGATCGACGCGGCGGCGATAAAGGACATGTCGAATCGCACACCCCTGTCATTCATGGTTTCCGTCAGATCCCAGACCTCGAGTTCCGGCTGGGGCAGAGCGGCCGTGGAACGACAGACCTGGCGCTCCACTTTCACATCGGTCGAGCAATACTCGGACAGCCTGGTCATGCGGTCCTCGTCTTCCCACCACGCCAGCGAGCCATCCGCCATCCGCCTCGGTTTGCACATCTGGAGCATCAGGCGCCAACCGTCGCCGTCTTTCTTGATCGGCAAGCCCAAGGCCATTCCCGCCCCATCGAGGCTGGCCGGTAGAGCCTGGGCGCGGGCGCGGGCCATCGTGCAAATCCATCTGTCGATCGCGACCAACGGCCAGCCGTGACGCGGGTGCAGGACGCCCTCGATCAGCAGCCGCTCGAACTGGGCGTTATGGGCGACGACCTCTTTCGTGGGGTCTTCCAGGTGTTTGAGGTATTTCGGGAGCAGATCACGCCCCGGTCGCCACTCCCACGGCTCTTCCATGCCGATGGCGAGGCGGGCGACTGTTACTGAAGTGGAAGGGTCCGAGGCGTAGACATACGCCCCGGTCTTCCGCAAATCGACGGTCGAGCGTGTCTCCAGATCCAGAAACAGCAGGTCGTCGATATTGGTCATCAGAACTCGTCTTCCATTTCCTCAACGACCTGGTCGAAGTCCTGCGCCGCCGACGTGCGGCCGAAAGCGCCGTCGTGCTTCAGCAACTGGACGTTGCCAAGACCCAAACTGACCCCGACCCCGATGTTATTATAACAGAACGGTCTCACGCTGATGTTGGCCCAGCGCCCGGCGTAAACCGCGCGCGGGTCGGTGACCGGCTCCAGGCTGGCGTCAACGATGGCCGGCTTGTCCTTGGAACTGGCGGATATGAAGTGCCAGCCTTTCTCGTATCCCGCCATATGCTCTTTCTCTTCAGCACGGCGGACGACCGATTCAGGACGGCGGGCATTCGGCGGCCATTTCTTCATGTCCTTGCCCCATGCCTCCGCGCACAGATCGTTGAGCGCCTTCAGCAAAGGCGCCACGTCGAAGGTGGGCGGGAGCAATAAGGTCGTCTTATATTTCTCCTCACTGTCGTTGAACCCGGACGGCTCGATCAAGGATGGAAAGGAGAGACGGCCGGGACCGAGGCGGATGGTCGATACAACTGGTTTCTGTGCCATTTGGTTACTGTTCCTCTGTGTTAACTATTTCGAACTCGATAGCCCTCGGACCCACCGGAGCCCGAGGATCAGACGCCGGAACCAGCGCGGTTCCGGGATCTGATAGTGTAACCAGTTCGTTCCATTGAACCGGCTTCTTCAACTTCTTCGCCTTCAGGATCTTCTCGATCTGAGTGGGCGAGTGGAGTTTCGTGACATAAGCGTCATCGCCTAGCACGCCCCTCAGTATAAATTCAGCGGACAGATCGTCCGCCCACACCCCGCGGCCGCGTTTATCGACCAGCTTCCACCCTGGTATTTCCTCGCCTTTATCGACGAGGGATTTGGCGTGAGCGCGAACGGCGGTGATCCATTCGTCGATCAGGTCCGCTTCTTCAAGAACCCGAGAC